GCGACGCCGGCGAGGCCGTGCAACGCGCTGTAGATCGCCCAGCAGCGGCGGCGGGAGACGCGCGGGTCGGGCCCGCCGCGCACGCGCACCTGTAGGCGCGGGGTGTCGTACGCGTTGCGGGTGTCGGGCGCCTCGCCGTCGTACAGCCACAGGGCGACTGCGGCATCGGGCGCGGGCGGCATCGTCTCGACGAACAGGTCGCCGGTCGTGCCGGTCGGGTCGTAGGTGACCAGGCCGCGCGCGGCGAGCAGCTGGGCGACGCCGTCGAGCGGGTCGAGGTCAGCCACGGAGCGACCTCCGCAGCTGCGCCGCGATGATCTCGGCGACGGTGTCGGCCTGCTCGGTGAGGGGGCGTTCGAGGTACTTCGCCGTCCGGCCCGGATCGTGCCGGTAGTTCAGTTCCTCGTGTTGCCTGACCGCGTACGGGGTGTCGTAGGAAACGGCGGCCTTGAGCTGGGATTCGTCGACCGTGGCGACCCCGGAGCGTTCGAGGGTGGCCTCTTCGATCGGGACGACTTTCCGGGACTCGGCGAGGACGTGCTCGGAGGCGATCCGCAGACCTCGCACGGCCCCCGCGCGGGTGCCGCGCATGGCGGCGGCCCCGTTCCAGCGGAGCCGGGCGCGCTGGGTCATTCGGCGCTCACCTCCGTGGACTGAGGCACTGGCAGGCCCGGCGCGGTGTGGTGGGCGACGCTGATTGCGCGCGTGGTGCGGCCGTCGGGGAGGGTGATCCGCGACTCGGCCGGGCAGTCGAGGCCGGGCGCGGCGATGATCTGCGCGGTGCTGGTGACCTCGCGTCCCTCGCGGTCACGTACGAGCCGGATCGTTTCTGCGACCAGGGCGGGGACGTTCTCGACCGGCGGGCCGTACTGCGGCCCGTACGCGGAGTCGCCGAGGTAGGGCTCGACGGTGATCCGGTGCCGCAGCAGGTACGCGGGGACTCTCACCAGATCACCCCCGGCAGCAGCCCGGCGCGCGTGAGGGCGCGGTGCGCGCGCGGCGCGAGGTCCACGTCGCCCGCTGCCTGGGGGCCGTCGCGCCGGTCGCCGAGGGACACGGGGCCGATCGAGACGCTTCCCCACTTCCCGGACGCGCCGGTGCCGTCATCGCCCGTGGCGAGCTGGTACTCGACCTGGGCGCACACGGCGTCGGCGAGCGCGGACACGACGGCCGGATCGGTCGGCATGCCCGTGCTGTTCACCGCGTACTCGGCGGTAAGTAGGGCGTCCTCGATGTCCTCGGACGCCCGCGCGAGCAGCCGCTCGGCGTCGGCCGGGGCCGGTTGGCCGGTCCACGCCGTCAGCTGCTCCGGGGTGGCGTAGACACGGCCCACCGGTCACCCCTCCTTCGTCGCCTTGCGGCGCGGCGCGGCGGCGGTCTTGCGGGTGGCGGTGCGGTCGGACGCTGCGCCGATCTCCGGGGACACGACCGCGGGGCCGTGCGGGTTGGCCTCACCCGCGTTGGTCGGGGGCAGGTGGTCGCTCGGCCGTGGGTCGACCGCGGCATCGCGCATCGGTGCGCCCGCGTGGACGGTCTCGACCTCGCGCGGGTCGGCCGGTTCCTGGGGCTCCTGCTCGGACTCGGCGGCCGGCTTGTCGATGCCGTACCCGCGCCGCTTGGCGTACGCGATGACTGCCTCGTCGTCGGTCTCGGCGGTGCCGTTGCGGAACTCCAGACCGGCCGGACCGTTGCCGTTGAACCCCTTCACAGGGGCGTGGATGGTCGCCATGGGCGTTACTCCTTCTCGGTGTCGTGGCGGGCGGAAAGCGCAGGTCAGACGACCTTGACGCCCCGCAGAACGGCGGCGGCCTTGGTCGCCTTGAGCGCGACGCCGACCGGCCCCATCTCGACCTCGCCCGTCTTGACGGCCCCGGCGCTGTTGAAGTCGGGGAGCCACTGACGCACAAGCGAGCCGTTCACGGTCGACAGGCCGTGGAACCCGTCGAGGCCGATCCGCAGCGCGTAGATGTCGGTGGTCCCGGTGGCGCCGTCGGTCGGGATCACAGGGTCGTTGCTTCCGGCACGGGCCCCGAGGTCGACCAGCGGGATACCCCGCCACGCGGTGACGGTCCGGCCGAACGCGTCGAGCGTCGACAGCTGCGACACGTAGTCGGCGATCGACTCCAGCGCGGCGAGGGCGTCGGCGTTCATGAGGAACGCGGACGGGTCGCCGTCGAGCTTGGCGCGCAGCCGGCGAAGGTGCTTGAGCGCGGCGAGGCCGGCCTCGCGGGTGGCGACGGTCGACCAGTCCGAACCGGCCGAACCACCGGCGAGGTTGATCTCGGTCGAGCTGCCCGCGAGCGCCTTGTCGAGGCCGTCGAACGAGTCGGCGTTCACGGCGGAATCGCCGTTGATCACGGCGTCGGAGAACGTCGAGTTGGCGGCCTTGATCTTCTGCGACATCTGCAACGCGACCTCACCGGATGCGGCGGGGCCGAGCTGGGCGAGCACGCGGTCGATCTGGAACGACCCACCGAGAACCTTGAGATCGGTCGTGAAGCGCTGCCGGGTGACCTCGGTCGGCACGTACTCGGCGTTGATCGCGCGGAACTGCGCGGTGGGCTGAGTGACGAGTCGGGTGTATCCGTAGGTCAGGGTCGCCCCGCCACCAGCGGGGTTGACCACGTCGTCGAACACGAGATTGTCGAGCAGCCACGACGACTTGCGGAACTCGTCGATGACCATCAGGTCGACGGCGTCGGTCGTGTTGAGCTTGGCCTGTGCGAGGGTGACGGGCACGGTGTTACTCCTGGGGTGTTATCCGCCCAGACGGGCGGCGATAGCGTCGGTGAGGTTGTCCGGCTTGCGGTCGCCGGTCGGGGTGCCGTGGAACTCGGCGCCGCCCCGCGCGGGCCCGGCGGGCACGGCGCGGTAGAGGTCGGGGTCGGTGGCGACCTCGTCCGTGATCGCCTTGCGCAGCTGCTCGGCGAACTGCTCGTCGTTCGGGTCGAGGGCGGCGAGCTTGTCGGCGAACTCGCGGGAGTTGAGCAGCCGGTCGGCGTTGGCGCCTTCCTTGCCCGCGGCGCGGTACGCGGCGAGTTCGACGCGCGCGGCACGCAGCTGCCCGGACAGGTCGGTTACCTGCTGGGTCAGCTGGGCGGGGTCGGCGGGCTTGTCGTCGGTGACCAGGCCGAGGGCCTTCCCGATGTCCTGCGCGAGCTGCTGGCGTGCCTCCTGGGCGGCGTTCTGCTTCGCGACGGTCCGGGCCTTGCCCGCTTCCTTGCGGGCGTCGGTGATCTCCTTCTGTGCCCACTCGGGCAGGGCCTTGATGTCGCCCTCGGGCGGGGTCTGCTGCTGCGCTCCCTGGGCGGCCTGCTGTCCGGCCGGGGCCTGCCCGCCGGTACCGTCGCCGCCCTGCTGCTGTCCGCCGTCGCCGCCCTGCTGGCCGGTGCCGCCGGAACCCTGTCCGCCGTCGCCGCCCGCCGTGCCCCCGCCGTCGGCGTACAGGACCGGAGAGAACGGGTCGCGCGGGTACGGGTGAGCCCAACCGGTGCCGTCGAGGTCGAGGCGGTGGCGGGCAAGGGTGCGCTTACGCATGGGGTGCACTCCTGGTGCGTCGGGCCCGCTCCTGGCGGGCGCGTTCGGGCATGCAAAAGGGGCCCGCTCCTGGCGGGCCCCTGGGTGGTGCTGTCGGTGGTGTGTGCTACTCGGCGGCGCGGTCGCTCTCGCGCGCGCGGCGGGCGGGCGCGTAACCCTTGATCCACGCCCTCATGAGGACGGAACCGACGGGGTACGGACAGGCGGTCGGCTCCTGGCCGGTCTCGCCCGCCGTCCTCCCCTTGGTGATCGCCTCGACGATCTGCTCGCGCGTGCCCACGCCGTCCCCCTATCTGCGCTGCTGCTCCTTGGCCTCATTGAACCGGGCCCCGGTCGCCCAGCGCTGGGGCTGGCCGGTCGCCTGCTCGACGAACTCGGCTTGCGTGAGGCGTCCGTGAATGCCCCACCACTCCTTGAGTTCGTCCGAGGCGTTGGGGTACGCGATGCGGGCGGGACCGCTGAACAGCCGTTGCGGCGACCAGCCGGCGGCCTTGCCCCTCTTGCTGAGCAAGTAGCCGTTGCAGTCGTGTTCCGCCTTGAGGAACTGCATGTACACGTACTCGTCGTACATCTCCCGCGCCTGTCGGCGGGTGATGCGCGGCTCGTCGTCGTGCTCGCCGTCCGGGCCGGTGTCGGCCTGGTCGTCGCCGGCCACGGCGGCCCACACGGCGTCGTCGGCGAGGGCGCCCCACCCGTCGGGGTTCGCCGCGGGGGCGAGGGCGTCGGCGAGGGCGTTCGTGTCGGCGATCAGGTCGGCGACGGCGTCGCCCGTGTCCGACGGCGACGGCATGGCGACGGCGTCGCGCCGGTCGAACTCGGCGGCGATCCTGAGCATTTCCTCGCTGGTCGCGTACTGCATCGCCCACGCGAGTTCGTCGTCGGACACGTCGGACAGGTCGGCGCGCAGCTGTCCGCCGGGGAACAGGCGGGCGAGCAGGTCGCGGCGGGCGGCCTCGGCGGCGAGCAGCGCGAGCGTGTCGGCGTCGGACACGCGGGCGCGCGCGGCGAGGTCGTGGTCGGACAGGCCGACCAGGTCGGCGGACACCCCCGGCAGCTGGGCGGCGCGGTCGCGCCGGTCCATCTCCGCCATGACACGCAGCGCGTCGCCGTCGCCGAGGTGCCGGTACGCCCGCGCGAGTTCGGAGTCGCTGAACTGCGTGAGGTCGTCGGCGAGGGTGCCGCCCGGCGCGATGCGGCCGAGCAGGTCGTCGAGGTCGCGGCGGTCGGCCTCGGCCTCGATCCGTGCGCGGGCGCGGTCGTCGAGCAGCTGGGAACCCTCGGCGGCGGCGAGCTGGTCGTCGCTCATCTCCCGTACGGTCCGGTCGTCGCCCGACCACACGCGCGCGGCGTCGACCTGCTGCTCGCTGGCCTCGGTCCGCTTCTCAGGGAGGTTCGAGGCGCCCGGCTGCTCGCGGTGCCGCAACCGGCGTAGGTCGGGGTGCGCGGCGAGGTGGTCGCGCATCGCCCCTTGCCACTGCCTGACCTTGAGCCGTGCGGCGCGCTGCGCCTCGGGCGTGACGGCGGCGGCCTCGCGCTTCTTGTGCTTCCTGATGTTGCGCTCGATCGCCCGCTGTCGCTGGCCGGCTTCGTACCCGGCGGGGTCGCTCTTGGCCTGCTCGGTCGTTGTCAGACCTGGGGTGTAGGCGGATACGGAGTGCCTACAGTTCGGGTGCTGGAGACCGGCGCGGCGCGCTTCGTCGAGCGAACCGGCGACCCGTACGGGGATCATGCGGCCGTCCTCGATGGCGTGCTCGACCTCGACCTCGCGCTCGCCGTCGGGCCCGCCGATGGTGAGTACGCGGCCCTCCCACGGACGGCAGAGGGGGCACTCGCGCGGGGCGTCGGACACGATGACCAGGTCGATACCGGCCGTCGCCAGGGTGCGCATGTGCGCCTCGGTCGCGGCGCGGCCCACGCTGGTGCGCACGGCCATTTCCGCGTAAGAGGTGAGCTGCCAACGGCGGCCGGCCTTGTCGACGAACGCGCGTATGCCCTCGTCGGCGAACCGGCGCATGGCGTCCTGTGTGGCCTGTCGGCGGGTACCGGTGCCGAGCAGGGGCGTGGCGGTGACCTCGGCGACGATCGCCCGGAACCGGTCGACGACCGCCCGCAGAATCGAGCGGTGCGTCGAGGTGACCACGTCGACCGTTTCCTGTGCGAGCCGGTCAACGGCCTGGGCGTTCGGGGTCACGTCGTCGACCAGGGCGCGCGCGTCGTCGGACAGGGCGCCCAGTTCGGCAACCGCGGCGCGGTGCCCCTCGTTGTACGCCTCGGCGACCACGTCGAACACTTCCAGCGTGACGGCCTTGCCCAGTTCGTCGACCACGCCCTGTGAGGCGCGGCGTAGCTGCTGGACGGCGGCGAGCTTGCGCTCGGCCCACCCTGGGGCGTCGAGGCCGGCGGCGAGCTGCCGCGCGATGATGCCCAACAGCCGGTCCTCGGCCTGGGCGTACAGGTCGCGCGTACCGGCGGCGAGGTCTTCGACCATGCCCGGGTGAATCGGCACGGCTCACCCCCCGCCGGTCACGCTGCCATGGGGAAGTTCCCGACGGGGTCGGGCGCTGCTGCGCCGGTCTCGGCGAGGATCGCCGATACCTCGGCCTGTACGGCCGTGTCGTCCCACGTCGGGTTGAGGATCTTCACCTTGGTTGCGGTGCTGACGGCCCCCGCGCGGGCGAGCAGGTCGAGCGTGGTCGCCGTCTGCTCGGCCGACTCCGCGACGCCGTCGCCGAACTCGACGCGCGGCCGGTCGGGCGTGATGCGGCTCCCGAACAGCTTCGCGTCGAGCAGCAGCATGACGTGACACATGTCGGCGATGCCGTGGCGCCAGTACCCGGCCTTCTTGCGGCGGGTGACCATGCTCCGGGCGTCGCGGCTGTCGACCTCGGTCGCGGTGACCGGCTGTCCCTCGCCGTCGAGGCCGAACGACTGGGGCGAGTAGCCGGCGGCCTGGGCGGCCTGCCGCATCGTCGCCTCGGCCGTGCGGGCGTGCTCCTCGACCCTGATGTCGAACTGGTTCAGGGTGATGCCCGCACCCTCGTTGGGCGGCATCTTGAGGCTGTGCCAGACCTCGCGGTCGTCGTCGAACGACGCGCCGCGACCGGCCCCCTCGTTCCGTAGGTACCCGTCGGGCACGATCAGGCGCGCGCGGGCGAGGCGGATGTCGCGCATCCAACTGGTCCACGTCTCGTCGAGGGCGTCGAACAGGTCGTACACCGGGGCGGCGTAGTCCGACCGGCCGAGCGGCGAACCGCGGTGCAGCCGGTTGGGCAGCATGTTGGGGATGTACGCGGCGGTGAGCTGCTGAATGCCGGTCGTGATGCTGTCGCCGTCGGCGTCGAGGCTGTCGACCAGGTCGGCCGTGTCGGTGTGCTCGGTGAGCGGCACCCGGCGGCCGACGTTCTCGCCGGTCCCCTGGTACAGGGCGTGCACGATGCGGCCGGGTTCGTGCCGCTCGAAATGCCGCCAGACGGTCGACTCGGTCGAACCGTCCAGCTCGCGCCAGAAGTTCACGGCGCGCAGCATGCCGAATCGCCACTCGGGTACGGCGCCGTCGGGCTGCATGACGGTGAGCAGGGGGCGCGGTGCTAGGTCGCGGTCCCACGTCACCCGGAGGAACACCCCGGACAGGGCGGCGGCCTGCTCGGCGGCGCCGAGGAACACCTGTTGCGCCTGTCCCTCGTCGAGCAGCTGGTCGAGGCGGTCCTGTGTGGTCGTGTCCTCGACGGCGATCGTCGGCATGTCGGCGAACAGCAGGTCGGCCGAGGTCGACGCGATGTCGCCGGCGAGGGGGACGTGTAGCCGGTGGTCGCGTCGGTCGGCGCGGTCCTCGAACGCCTTCCGTCCCCACAGGCGGCGCCGCTCGGTGGGGCGCGGGTGGTTGGTGTAGATGCGGGCGAGGCGCTTCCGGTCACCGCTGTACCACGCGTCGTCGATGCGCATCGCTTCGTAGTGCGGGGCCCACGCGGGGGGCGGCCACGCTGCGCCCTGGTCAGGGAGTGCCATCGTTGCCCCCTTCCGGGTCGGCCTCGAACGCCTCGGCGGCGGCCCGGAACAGGGCGGCGAGGGCGGGGCGGATCGGTTCGCCTGGGGTGAGGGTGAGTTCGCCGACCTCGGCCGTGTGCTCGCCGGCGGTCAGGTATACGGGCAGGGTGATCACGGGCGCGTTCACGTGGCGGCCTCCCTGGGCGCGGTGAGCAGGTGCCGCCACTCGTGCGCCGTCGAGTGGACGGCGTAGCGCAGTGCGTCGGCTGAGTGGTCATCCACCTTCAACGGGGCGTCCTCGCCGCGCTCGGTGGCTTTCGGGTCCCAGCTGTAGCCGGGCAGTTCGCCGAGCAGTCCCTCGCACGACTCGTGCACGAGCAGCCGGTCGGCGGCGAGCAGGCTCGACACGCTGCGGATGCCGTCGGCGACCTCGTTCGAGGCGCGGGCGAGGCCGGGGTGTCCGTCCTGCCACAGCTGCGTAGAGAACGACGCCGCGCTCGGGTCGACGAACGTCCACTCGGGCGTGATGTCGAGGGCGGCGAGCCATGCCCGGACGCTCGCGCTGTACTGCGCGTCGGTCATGCTGCGGTGGGTCGCGCGGGAGTCGTGCCGCCACTCGGCGGCGACGTACAGCCGGTCGTCGACTCCCTCGCCGAGCAGGATCGCCGAGAACGGGTTCGTGGTGCCGTAGTCGACGCCCAGCACGTACCGCCGCATGGCGGGGAGGTCGGCGACGACGTGCCGCCCCTCGTCCCACATGTCGTAGATCGCGCCCTCGGCGACGACCCACGCGCCGTCGATCATCCGGCGGCGCCACAGGCCGACGTACTCGGCGGCGAGGTCGGCGACGTATTCGGGCGACAAGCTGGGGTTGTCGGCGAGCTTGAAATGCCACGACGCGAGGTTCAGCTCGCCCGCGCGGTCGAGATACCCGGTCTTGAGCCAGTGCCGGGGCGAGTCGGGGTTCGTGGTCAGGAACAGGCGCGCGCCGGGCACGGACAGGCGGGCGAGCAGCTGCGTGAAAAACCCCTCGGGCAAGAGGGTGCCCTCGTCCACGTACGCGAGCTGGGCGGTAAGGCCACGTAGGCGGCCCTCGGCCCGTGCGTCGGCGGCGCCGATCAGGTGGACGGTGCGGCCGAGGATGGTCGCGGTGGTCGCACCCCTGGTGTGCACCACGTGTCGGGCGAGGGGCCCGAACAGCGCGGCGTCTTGCAGGGGTTCGAGGCAGTTCCGTTCGATGGTCTGGAGCGACCGGCCACAGACGATGATCAGGCCGGACGGGCCCGCGGTGGCGACGGCGATCACGAACGCGAGCAGGCTCGCTATCGTCTTCCCGCTCCGGACGCTGCCGTGCCACACGTTGATTCGGCGCGTGGCCTGCCCGATGCTGAGCAGCTGCTTACGGGACAGGGGCAGACGGTCGAGGTCGAGCACCGGCTCACCCCCCGTCGGCGCCCCCGTCGTCGTCGGCGTCGTCGCCGGCTGCGCGCGTCAGTGCCTCGCCGAGGGCGCCCAGCATGCTGCGCACCTGCTCGACGCCCTCGCCGCCCTCGGCCGGGGCGAGCTTGAGCGATCGGTCGATGGCGGTGCCGGTCGCGGCGAGGATGGCGCGTTGGTCCTGGAAGGTGGGCCGGTCGAGTCGGGTCTGTGACCAGACGTTGTCTTTCCCGCCGAACGCCCCGATGGTGCACGGCTGCCACAGCTGCGCCCGCAGCTGCTCGGCGTCCTGCTGCAACGCGAGGGCGAGGGCGGTACGGCGTGATGCGAGGTCGGCCCGGCGTACCTCGGTGGCGACGGCGACCTCGGCGGCGCGGTCGAACACGAGCGGGGGGTCGAATGCTGCGGCGATCTTGGACACGGTCGAGGGCGACCGGCGTATCGCCTTGGCGATCTGGTTCCGGCTCTTGCCCTGGGCGTGCAACTCGCGCACCTGCTCGCGGTCGTCGTCGTCGATGGGGCGGCCCACGGGCGGTCACCTCCCGCGAGCATGCGAACGCCCCGCCGCTGGGGGGTGAGCGGCGGGGCGTTCGAGGTAGGGCGTCCGTATGTGGGCACGCCGAAGACGGGCCCCACTTTAGGTCACGGAACGATAACGGCGCAACTGGTGATCACGCGCGCGCGGGGCGCTCCGCGTCCGGACGCGCGGGCGGCGTCGGACCGCCGAGCAGCGTCTCGGCGAACACGGGGCGCAACTGCTGAGCAGCCGGCGGCGGGGCCAGCATCCGGCGGCCGACCGGCCGGGTCGGCCGCATCGTCGCCGGGTTGCGCAGCTGGTAGGCGAGCAGGACCGGCGCGGTGTCCGGCGGGCACACGTTGTTCGCCCACGCCGTCCGGTACTGCATCGCGAGCTGTCCGACAGCCTGGCGCACGGCGTCGGCGAACGTGGGGTGCACGCGCATGATCTCGGCGAGGTCGGCGGCGAGGTCGTCGTCGATGCGCAGCGACGGCCGGTCGCCGGCTGCGGGCGGGCCCGACTTCTTGGCCGGTCGCCGGTCGGTAGAGTTGTTGTTGCCCATGGTGGGGGTCGCTCCCATCGTGTTGGTAGTCGGGCCCGTTCGGCGTGTGAGGCGCTGCTCGGGCCCGCGTTGTCTCTTACTGGTCGTCGTCGTCCGGGTCGGGCTCGACGCCGTGTTCCCGCGCGGCGCGGCGGCGGGCGGCCCTGGTCTCGCGCTCGTGCTCCTCGAACACGCCGGTCATGTCGGCGAGGAATGTCTCGACCGCGCTCGTGGTCTCGTCGGGCTCCTTGCGCAGCACGGCGTACACGTGCGACTCGGACACCTTGAGCAAGCGCGCGATGTCGGCGGGCTTCATGCCCTCGGCCTTGGCTCGCCGGATCATGACCGGCGTCGACTCCGTCGCCTTCTCGCCCGCCTTGCGGGTCTCGGCGAGCTGCGCGAGGGCGTGCGCCATGGGGTGCAGCGCGTCGGGGAACTCGCGCTCGATCATGGCGGCGCGCTCGGCGAGCATCTGGGACCGGCGGCCCCTGCGGAGCGTGCTCACGATGTCGAGCGAGGACAGGGGTCGGCTGTCGGTGACGACCGCCCCGGACTCGACGGCGGCCGTCAACAGGTTGAGGGCGAGGGCGGCGAGCTGGGGACGGCCGTCGAGCAGCTGGTCGAGCAGTTCGCGGGCGTCGAGCGGCGGACGGGGGTCGAGGCCGCGGGCGCGGAGTGCGGCGAGGGTGGCGGCCTGCTGCTCCTCGAACGTCTGCGGGTCCTGGTCGCTGGCGCTCATGTGGTGGTGCTCCTGTCGGTGGTCGGGCCCGCCCTCGGGCGAGGGCGGGCGGTGGTGATCAGGCGGCGAACAACACGCCCTGTTCGGGCGGGTGCGGCACGCCGTCGAGGGCGAGCTGTACGGGGCGGCGCGGTCGCGCGGGCGGGACGGTCACCAGCATGCCGGCGGGCTCGACGGCCTCGGCCTCGGTGCGCCACTGGGCAGCGACGGCCTCGGCCTCGGCGCGGTCGCGGGCCTCGGCCCGTACGCACCGCTTGCACAGGCGCCACCCGCGCACCACGGCGAAGATGCCGTTACGCCCGCCCGCCGGTCGCCCGCAGAACAGCTCTCGGGTTCCGGGGCGGCGGTAGTGGCCGGTCGTCTTGAGGGCGGCGCCGCGCACTGCGTAGGTCTCCACGGGGGTGCTCCCTGGGTGCGGGGCCCGCCCTCGGTGGGCGGGCCCCTGGGCGGTCAGGCGGCGGCGGGGACGATCAGGACCAGGTCGGCGGCGGGCCAGGGGTCGCACACGTCCCACGGGTTGTCGTCGCCGAGGTCGACGACGGGCCCCTCGTGGTCGGCCATGGTGGCGCACGACCCACACCCGCACGTCGGGTCGTACGGCTTGGGGTGGGCGGTGTACTGGTCGTTGAAGTAGTCGGCGACGGGCATCCGGGCCCCGTACGCCCCGAACGACGCGAGGACGGTGTCGCCCTCGACGACCTGCTCGGCGCGCACGATGCGGGCGGCGGCGGGGTCGACCAGCAGGGGGGCGTGATCCTCGTCGGCGGGGAGCGCCGTCACGACCACGGGGAAGAACTCGACGATCATCGTGTGTCCCTTCGGGTGGGGGCGCCCGCGCGGGGCGCCCCCTCGGTGGTCGGTCAGGCGCGGGAGTCGAGGACGTGGGCGCGGACGGCGGCGACGGCCTGCTCGAAGAACTTCCACTCGCCGTCGAGGTCGTGCTGTCGGCCGTCGGGGCCCGCGACGCTCGCCTCGAACGGGCGGTTCGGCCACACGATGCCGCGCTCGATGCGGTCCTCGAACACCACGGCGTACCCGTAGCTCGACCAGGCGCAGACCCACCCGTCGCGGTCGACGGTCGGGTACGCGTAGGTGTCGAGGGTTTCCTCGTCGTCCGTGACGGAGAAGTGAACGCGCGGCAGGAACGTGATCAGGCGGGTGGGGCGCAGCTTCTCGATGGCGAGGGCGAACGCGTTCTCGCGGGTGCTGATGCCCGCGAACAGGTAGTCGCGGCTGGGGTAGATGTCGCCCTCGGCGGGGATCTTGGCGGCGGCCCAGTACCCGTCAAGGGCCTTGCCCGTCGGGTTGAAGACGGCGTACGTGTCGCCGTTGAACTCGAACGTGGAACGGCCCTCGGCGTCGGGCTCGGCGAGCTGGGGCTCGGGCGCGGCCTCGCGGTTGTGGACGCCGTCGCACTCGTCGGCACGGCCAGTCTCGGCGCAGTCGCACGGGCAACCGCAGTCCTCGACGGCGCGCACCCAGAACACGTACGCGTCACAGGTCCACTCGCCGACGATCTCGGCGTCGGGCAGCTGGGCGAGCTTGTGGAGCAGGGCGTCGAACTCGGTCTCGTCCTCGGCGTCCTCGGCCGTGTTCTCGATGTCGGCGGTCAGCCATGCGCGGGCGCCGTCGAGGTCGGCGAGGCATTCGATCCGGTACTCGGGGTCGAGGCCGATCTCGTTCATGCCGACGTGGTACCGGGTCCGGCTGGTGGTGTTCATCGGGGGTCGCTCCCTTGGTTGGTGTGGCGGGTGAGGGCCGCCGTCGTTGTGTTGTGGGAGCACTGTAACCACTTCTGAAGTGACTTCACAAGTCCGTTCACAAGTTGGTTCACGAACGGGGCGCCCGGCAACAGCCGGGCGCCCCACGCGAGTTGGGCCGGTCCCTACGCGGCCGGTCGCTCGCGGGCCTCGGCGAGGGCGGCCCACAGGGCGACCAGGTCGGCCCCCCGCCACACTCCCGACCGACGGCCGTCGGCGGGCGCGGTGCACGCTGCGCCGGTCGAGCAGGCGACGACCGGCTCGCCCCCCGGACGGGTCCGGCCGGTCAGGCTCCCCCCGCACCACGGGCACGGCTCCGCGAGGGCGGTCGACCGGCCGTCGCGGCCGAGGGCCCGCTCGACGGTGCGCCGGGCCCGTGCGGCGGTCGCGGCGAGCTGGTCGAGCAGCCGCGGGGGCATGGGTGCGAACAGGTCGTCGTACGGCTCGTCGAGGGCCCGGCCCTCAAGCCACACGGCGGCCCAGTGCAGACCGAACGCGCGCGAGCCTGCCGAGGCGGCGCTCGCCGGTCCGGCGTCGCGGTGTGCGGCCGTGTGCCACCGGGCGGGGTCGGCGGCGTCGGCCTGGTCGGGGATGAACCGGCCCCGGCTGTCGCGCGCCGGTCGTATGGAGCGCTGCACCTGCTCGGCGACGGCGTCGGCGAGGTCGAACAGTTCGCGCTCGACCTCGATCGCAGCGTCGAGGGCGTCGAGGTTGAGCGGGGCCGGGTGCTCGCGCAGCAGCAGGGGGAGCCGGCCGACCACGGCCTCGACCGGCTGCTCGTCGTCCTCGGCGCGGTCGTCGGCGGCGAGCTGGTCGAGGAACCCTGTGCACTCGCGCGGCGGCCACTCGGCGGCCGGGCGGCGTCCGATGGCGGCGAGCAGGTCGCCCCACTGCTCGCGCACGGCGGCGAGGTCGACGGCGGCGCGGCGGGCGACCGGCGAGGCGGCGGGGGCGAGGGTGGTCGTCATGGTGTGGCTGCTCCTGTGCTCAGTGCTTGCGGCGGCGGGTGCGGGCGGGCCCGTACGGGGACTGCCACGCGGGCCGGTCGCGGTGTGCGGGGCGCGGTGGGGCGAGGGCGTACGCGTCCTGCTGGGC